TGAGCCATCTCACCAGTTACTTTTTCGGCCACGGTGCCGGAAACCAGTTTGGTATGCTCCGCCTTGGCCTGGGCTTCAATAGCCTCCCGGGCCTTCTTGGCCACTTCCAGAACGTCCATCTCGCCAGAAGCGCCTAGGGCATCCTTGACTTTATCCAAGGTTTTCACAGCATCCACAGCCTCTTTTAACTCAGCCATTTCTCCGGCTAACAGTTCGGCATTAAGGCCCATCTCACCCACCACCTGGCCCAGGGTTACATCGCCACTGGCCAACATAGTTTTTAGTTTCGCCGCAAGCTCTTTCCAGTTCATAGTATCTTCACCTCCATAAATTTCGCCTACAGGTTCGTAGGTCTTTTTCTCGACAACCTCTGTCTTCTCACCAAGTTTCACTTCATCATCAACAACGCCGTAGGGGATACTATAGAGCTTACTCAGCCCATTCTTTTCATGCTCGACAATGACATACGAGTCGAACACCTTCCTCACCCAGGTGTAGCTGTCCGGCCCGTCACCAAAGAGTGCTTTGGCAGCTGCCTTGAGGGAATCTTTCAGTTCCTCATGACTGCCGTCAAGTTCTCCGGCAATCTCATCGTCCATTTCGCCTGTTGCTACTATAGATGTTGGCATCCCTGGGCGCCCAATTGGAACAAAATCAATGCTGAGTGGTTTATATCCAACAACCGACGTTTCACCAGAGGATTGCTTTAATTTAGGTATCCCATATATAGACACCTCCTTAACTCGCTTAGCCCGAATCCAGCGTTTTAGGTTCTCGGCGGCAGGGTCAATTACACCACGAAAATAACCTGCTTTCTTATTGTCGTCCCAGCTTGCACCTACCCAATGAGCTACCGGGGTAGGAAATTCTGTTTCCAGGTTCTCTTGCTTTTGATGTCCCAGGAACCCAGATAGTGTATGCACATTAACATGGTCAACAATGTCTTTAATCGCTTGTGGCTTATAATCCCATCCGCGTTTAGATTTTGACGATGGCACTTCTACCACAATTTCAAGGCTATTTTTGTCGCCGTCTTTGATAGCGTCAATATCAACACCAGGGGCCGTGGGAATGTCTGCCGGCTGTATTTCTCCACTTATACGAGCAGAGAACGATACTGTTTCGCCATATGCCTCGGCCACTCTTAGATCACCTCCTCTCAAAAAAAATACCCTCTTATCACGAGGATATTTTTTGGCTATTCCCAGTTTTTAATAAGTGGTTTATATTTCTTCTCCAGCGCCCTGTATTCATGTTCCCCAACTATATCTAGCTTTTCTTCCGGATATTGCTCCCTAAAAAGCCTTACTTTTTCCTTATCCCCTTCTCTCCACCATCCCTTTATCTCAACCCAATAGCCAATAAAGAAATCAGGAGTATATGTAGCCTCGCTTCCATCTTCTTTTATAAGCACAAACGTCTTGGGTTCGTATTGATATGGTGTCCCTTTATATATCAATATCCTAGCATAATTTGCTTCCCAAGTAGATCGCACATAATGCCCAACGTCTTTCCTTTTTCCTCCCCTGCCAACCCCGGTTAAATGAGATGGAACCTTGCCAAACGCAGAGCACCTTTCACCTACAAAATATTCATAAACACACTTTCTGCTACAGAAATTGTTTTTCGCATTTACGTATTTGCACTTCTGAACATATATAGGTTTATCGCAGTTAGCACACTTTGTTGCCATGTTGCCTTGCTTGATTCTGTCCTTAGAATAGCATTCTATGCTGCAATACTGTACATTGCCACGCTCTGATCTTGATTTTTTAACAGTAAACAACTTCCCGCAATATGTGCATATATACTCTACTTTGCTGTTTAGTCTGCACTCTTCGCTACAATACTTTCTGTGTTTGCTAGCACTGTGTTTAATTATCTTGCCACATACTTCGCATTTTGTCCTAACTATTTCAGATGCATGTTTAGCGTTAAAACAGTCTCTGCTACAATACATTCTTTCTTTTTGCCTAGATGGCCAAACTTCAAACACTTTGCCGCACCAAGCACATATAGCCTGCTCTTTTTTCTTCATGGAATCATAAAAGCATTGCCGACTACAAAACTTACCACGGCCATTTTTTATCTTAAAATCAGCTACCTGAAATTTTTCTCCACAGTATTCACAATTAACATTAACCATAACCTTTTTAGATCTTCTCTTGTTGCGTCCATCAATTTTAATCATAACAAAACCACCCTCCGAAAAGTAGTCTATTTTCCCCGAGTATAAAATTGTTTTAATGTGGGAAGGTGCTCGGATACACCTTGTCGCGCCGGGTAGCGATCCCGGGGCTATCCCACATGCATATTATATCACTGTTTAACCTATAAAAAAACGCCTTGGCTTTCACCTTAGCGCTTAACTTGCTTATCCTTTTTTGTGCTATCCTTCTTTTTGCCGTCCACCACTTCAAACCTGTCTCTTGCCATCTGCTGCTTTAACTTTTTAATATCCGCCTTAGTAGGGTTTACAGGAAATCCAATCTCTTTCCTATAGGTCACATCGCCACCCCTTGCTGTCTATAAATATTTTGATACCATGTTTCAATATTCGGCTCACTGCTGGGGTTTTCCTTCCAGTTTTTCAGTCTTTGAACAAAATCCTCCGGCTGTTCGTGGACCGGAATTAATATGCAAAGACAGTTAGGGATGCCCAGGATATAGAGGTTCGTTCCCGGGCGAATACACCCCCTTCCCCAAACCTTCATCATGAGCAGCCAACTCATCGCATATATCCGCCAGCGGGTGGCTATTGCTGAGAATCCATTTCATTCCCAGGTAGCTTGGACTCACCTGTGCAGCTGCAATAGTACCCTCGCCAAAAGCCGCTGTCATTTCAGTCCTTGCTAATCGCAGGGCCTCATAGCTAATATCCCCTGGAATACGCCCGGCCATGCGTTTCATCATATTAGGATATTGTGCCGCAATGGTTTTTTTGCCTTTTCGGACATATTGCTGAAGCATCCTTGCAGTAGTTACCACATCCTGACCCATAGCAACCGATTCTTGTATTATGTTGCTCATGTTTACTCGCAACTTCTCACCCTGTTGCCAAATACGATCTGAGAGATACAAGCCTTTCTTGGTTCTGGACCAGCAAGCTTCTACTGCCTGAGTATTTGCGCCAGCGAAAAGGCGGGCTACTCCTTCTGTACTTAACCCAGCTTTCTTGAAAAGATCAGTGGTAATAATTTTGGAATAACCGGTACCTGCACTTACAGCCTCTGTAATGTAACCTCTCATTCGCTGCTGATATTCAGCAGTAAACTTATCCGCTTCTATCCTCAGGGCACGTTCCATTTCCTGCAAATGGTTACGGTATATTATGCCTGATAGAGTAGCAATCTTCATAGTTCGTAACTTTCTAGCTATGTTATCGGCAGTTCGGATATACAGGGCTCTAATCTCAACGTCCTGCCGCAACCGCAAATTAATGTATTCCCGCCGGGCCTCAAGGGCCCAGCGCCGGTATTCCCCCGCTGTATTCTTTAATTCATCGATTTCTCGGCTCATGGACTACACCTGCCCCAGCTCTTTTTCGATTTCCTTCCACTGCTTTTCTAACCCTTCTCCATCTTCCAATCTTGCCAGAAGCAGTCTGGTTTTTAAGATGCGCTCCCTCTCCCCGGGTATCTCCGGGTCATCGGAAATGTAGTCATTCATAGTATCAATATATTTAGCCAGGAAGTCACTTGCAGCATCAAGGCTGACAAGCCCACCCAGTAACGCAGTGTTCAACGCCTGCGCAACAAAGAGCAGTTCCTGTGCAACATCCTTGCCGTCCCTGGGGTCAATCTTGTCCCACAGGATAGTGGTAGCATGTGTCGGGAATCTTCGGCCTTCTGCCTTAGCTGTCATAGCCAAAACAATCCGGGCCAGATCCTGCCATGCCTCGGTGAAGTGCTCCCGCTTCCGGGCCACCCGTCTAATGAGAATTGGCATCTGCTCCTGGACACTTGATAAGCTGCTTGGAGTATGCACACCAAACGAAAATTCCGGCGTTTCTGATGTGTCAACTATGCAATAAAAAAGGAATTTTAACAGGTCACCAGCCGCACCGATGGCACTGTTAACCTCAATGAAACTTGCATCCTCGTCATCCTGGAAAATTAGTAGCTCATGTCCATCCAGGTCAATAGTGCCACCTTCTTGGGCAAACTTCGCCGGGTCGTCTACGCCAAAGTTGTTAGCTAAAAACCCAGCCACATCTTGCAGTCTTAACTTTAATCTCGGTGTGCTGTGCATTTTACTGCCTTGAATTGCGTGAAGCATTACGTCGTGGTAGGCCTTCATGAACGGCTCGATGGCTTCCAAGTCGCTGGTGCCGAATTCCTCGGTTTCGTCACCTTCATTCTTAAAATGAACAATAGGAATAAAACCCCAGGGATTGGGTTCTTCCCCAGCCGTAATATCCGGCGGCATATCCCCTTCCACTTCTATTAGTCGACGTTCCTTACTGATTTTTTGAGTAATTGTTGCTTTTTTCTTTTCATTTTTTTCATCCATCCATGTGTGCTGCGACACGAGAATATATTCCTGTGGCTTGCCAGTTAACACATTCCGATTTATCTGTTTTACTTGCTCAGGGGGAATAATGTTAAATATTAGCCTTGTTCCCCCTTCGGGGTACAGATCGGGATCCTCTTCCTCTTCCCGAGTGATCCAAACAAAGCAGTCGCCGTCTCGTATGGCGTCCCGGTGGACCTGCTGCATACGGCTGACACTATCGCCGAAGAAGTCATCCAGGGCCCGCTGGGCGTCATCGTCCTCGGATCGGAAGTTCGGTACACCCATAAAGGCCACAGTAGTATTGATTACAGGCTTTGCGAACCCTGCACCCAGCTTGTAGTCGTCATCAGTGTTTTTATACAGCGCTCGGGCTTTGGCATAGTCTACCCGACTGCTGTCAAGGCTGTAAGCCTGGCCGGAACTACCGCCAATAAACCCAAATATGCCCCCCCTGAGTTTGCTTATTTCTCCTATAGCTTTTTTAAGCCATCCCTGTTTAGCCATAAATCCTCGCCCCTCTTAAAAGATCAATACCTGTCGTATTAACAACCTTGCTCGCCAACATCTCAAATGCACCACTTACTGCATCAACCTGGTCATCATGTGCGCCGTTGGGGAAAATCTCTGCTTCGTCAAGAAAGTCGTTTATCCACGGTCCCCTTACCAACTTCACATTTCCGGCCTCAGCAGCTGAACTAACGGGATTTGCCCTTATCTCTTTAGAGCCGGTTGTTTTATTCCCATAAAAAGCAAAACCGGCCAATACTCTGCGCCGGTAATGATCTATAGTGTTAACCCCGCTACTGCCAGGTTCCTGTTCCATGTAGATTGTTACTTTCTTGCCATCTAATTCGGCTGTCTGCTTTATAAGGTTCTCCACACCCTGCGGTGTCGCCCTGGTACGTTTAATGTCAACGATGTAATAAATCCCATCCTTTTCCGCCATCAGCGCCCCCGCCGTCCAGTCCGGGTCCTTCCCCGGTTTGGGTTCCGTAGCCGCCAGGTCCCAGTACCTGACCA